ATTTCATTTTTTAAAAATAAAAAAGCCAGTCTGCGTCGGAGTGCAAAACTGGCTTTGGTTATTTAACCTATTAAATTACCCAAGAACTCCGACCCTCTTGGTTAATTATATTCAAATATAAAAAAACTAAACCGATTTACAAAGTCTTTTAGAAAAATATCCTGAATATATTGGATGCTCTGATTCAAATAACCTAGCATAGTCCGAAGTAAATGAATTATTAACTTTAAATCTATCATTCCCTTCGACCATTGTATGCCATCTAATGACTTCAAATATCTGCTTTGCTCCAAGTCTAATGTATCCTCGATTAATTAGTTGGAATGCTAAACGTTTAAACTCCTGGTATATTTGGGGATTGTCTTGATGATATTTTTTGAAGCTTGTTTTCATTTGGTTTAAATTTAGATGTGTGATATAATTTCTTATAATCCTTTTTTAACTCTTTGCTTAAATGGTCTTGCCATTGGTTGAACGTAAGTGCTTTCATCTTAATAAATCTACAATTAAATAAAATATCCAAGTGGCAATTATTCCCACGATGCCGACCATCGTGAGAAATTCTGCCGTTTCAGTTGAGTTATTGGATTTGCCTTGATTTTTCATCTTGCATTTGTTTAGCTATCATTTGAACTTCTCGCATTACTTCAGGGTACTTAACGTATCCGTTCTCTTTGTTTCTAAGATTCCAGTAGACTACTTGCTGAACATTCTGAACGTTCCATTCTCTTGCGCTAAAAGGTAAAATACCTTTCTTGTTTAAACTATCGGCAACCGCCTGATGTATAATATTTTTCTTTATCTTAATCATCATAGTATTGTTTTTTTAATTGATGTTGTACTTGATTTAGCTGGTGGATAAAACTCAAACGATTCGCCCGTTTCCTCATCTACCGTAATAGTTTTATTCTTGATTCCTTTACAAAACTTCTCGACTTCCTTTTGTTTTTCTTTTAACTCATCGATTTGGTCCTGAATATCAACCCATTGCTTAGTAGCACTAAAGTCGTATTTCGTTCCAACCTCAGCCACTTGCATCTCAACATTGTGGACCTCAAATCGACCTTTGTCGTATTTAAGCAATTCGTCAACTGCTTGCTCTTTTAAAGTCTTCTCAAGTTCAGCAAATAGCAACTGATACTTCGATGCGATGGCAAGCAAAGACTTAATGTCTCTGCCCCCTTCCTTAATGCCTTCATTAATCAAATGTACTAAATGATTAATTTGAGCCTTGCTCATATCTAAGATTGGATTATGACCGAATAATCCTATCTCGAATTGTTGTGGATTAAATTGTATTTCTTCCATCGTTAAAAAGGTAAATCGTTATCGACTAATGTAGCACTTGGAGAATCATAAACTGGCATTGGCTTAGGTGCTTGTGCAGCAAATCCTTCCGTTCCTTTAATTTTAAAGTTACCCAATATTGGCGCATTACTTTCGGGAGTCTTTACTCCGTCTTGAGTTACGAAACCATAGTTCCCGTAATTATCAGCATCCTCTTTTAAGAATCCGCTGATGTTTAGGTAAGTACCTTTCTTACCCTTGTACAATTTAGACTTGTCTAACAAATCTACGTTAATTGAAATGCTTACTAATTTGCTCATTTGATTATTGGTTAATTGTGAAACTTAATTTTTTAGTTTTGAATAATGATAATACATCTTGATTATTATTGACAATAAAAGATTTTTCAGAATATAATGAATTTAATTCTTCTATTGTTTTGCACTCATCAATCATTTTTTTCCATTGAGATAATGGTAATTGAATTTGAACTTTAGCCTCCTCTTTACCGTGAGTATTTGTAGCATCCGAATCCTTTGTATCATCCAATGCAAACAATCCGTTAAGCGCATACTTCCTGGCATAAGAACTGCTCGCTCCAGTAACTTGACTGCCATCCATTCCTTTCTTGCTTTCTTCTTCTCTTGCATATCCATCCGTAGACCACGTTTCCTTGCCGTTTGAAAGCGTTGCAGTAGCTTTAATATAATATCTATCGCCCACGTTAATTATCGTGTCGGAAATCGTAATAGAATAACCCATCGGATTAACTACTTGCTTGACTGCTTCAAGGATATCTTCAGCACTTCGGTAGTTGTATTTACCGAATGAGTTGAATTGTCCTTTAGGTGCTTTAACCTTTGCTTGAATTTCTGCTAATTTGTTTTCCATTTTTAGTCTTGGTTTAACTCTATGAATTTTGATTTGTAAACTCTTTCTTCACGATACACTTTAGACCAAAAGTCTTCAAGTCCTTCGCAAAACCAGGTGCAATGATAGAACCCAGCTTCGTCTTGAAATTTTGCTTTATACTTTATCATATTAGTAGATGATTGGGATAATATGAAACAATAGGAAGTAAAAAAATATTGCGATTGCAATGCTACCAACTAAACCTTCTCGGTCAGTTTGGTAAAAGTCTTTAATGTACTCGATTGATTTTTTCATTTGATTGTTGGTTTAAGATTGCCGAAGAATCCGCTTCGGCTCGGGTTATATTTTTTACCACTCTTTAAAATCTTGATTTTCTTCGTACCCTAATAAATATTCTTCTATTTCTTTTGGGTCTGTTAATATAACCATTTCTCCGTTACCAGTTCCTTCAGGCCACTTGTGTGGGAATTTAGGTCTTCTATAATAAGAATCTGCACTTCCTCTATCGTAAGCTGAACCGTGAGTTGAATCGATTGTTGAATTTCTCATTTTTTGATTGGTTTAAGTTTATTATTTGTTTTTGTTGAGACAAATATATACCTATTATTTTAAATAAAAAAACTTTTTATAAAATTATTATAATTATTTATTTAACGGTAGTATAAAACAAAAATCCCCACCGATATGACCGATAGGGATTCTATTTACTTAAACCTATTTAACAAAAAACTTAACTATGAAAAGACAAATATAATACTATTTAATTATTTTCCCTTCTCTTATCTGAATATTGTGGACCATAGTTTTGCCGTTATCTATCTCGACAATAGCCATGCCGTGGTTGTGCATACTAAACGGCATATACTTAGGACTTAATAAAGTTAAGCATCCAGTACTATAAGTATTTATAAACTCCTTAAAGCCAGTCTTCTTCTGAGTTGTTGAAGTTCTATGAACGTGACCAATTAAAGTATTGCAGATAGTCTTGTTAAATAGATTTTGACTTGGATTTACTCCGCCACCACCATACAATTCATGCCCGTGAAGCACTAACAAATCGCCCATCTCCATACCCTGCCAATCTTCAACCATCGTAATGCCTAACTTATCTAACCTAAAAAATATATCAAATTGTAAATCGTGTAATTGCGCAAACTCTTCAGCTTGTAATTGTAATGACCTAGCAAATCTATTCTCGTGGTTGCCTAATTTATAATAAATCGGAATCGTTCTAAATAAATCCCTAAGCCTCTGCAAGAAATCCCTATTCATGTCGACCTCTCTTTTAAAGTCTCGCATATCCTTTTCCTTTTCGTGCCTGGAAATAGAATAGAAGTCTTGGATATCTCCGTTAAGATACAAGCAATCAATTTCTTGCTCCTTTAAATGCTTAATAGCGCAAGTCAAAGCAGTCAAGTCGTGATAAGGAAAATGAATGTCAGATAAGATTCCGACTTTTTTTAAGTGGTTAGGTAATTTAGCCGATACATATTCTTTGCCAATGCTATCTTCAATCCCAAAGTTGTCCAATGTATCAAGGTTATAGTTTACGACTACTGGTGGCATCTCTTGATTAACTGCCTGCAAAGACCTATCCTTTGCCAAAATATTGTATTGACTCATTAATTTCCTTAATGAATTTGGACTTTTATATCCATACATTTCATAAAATGAATTGTAAAAATCCGTTTTGCTAAGATTTGTTGAAAAGAAATGCTCCCTAATCTTAATTAATTTATCGTCCTTGTTCATATTCTTCCATTAAAACATCGACTAAAAATTCGATATTGTTTAGCACTTTCATTCGTAAAACGTAAGCAGCATCATCAACGTGTTCGATGTTCTCCATTACATCCATCATAGTATCAAGTAAATCTTTTGCTCTTGATTTTGGCTTCTCCACTGGCTCAATATCTATTTTATACATGAAATATTCTTAAATATAAGTAACCAAAGATTATAAGTCCTTGAAAAATAATGGTTAAGATACACCAAGTTGGAATAATATTCGTTACTTTTTCTTTATTAGATATTAATTTATCGGTTGACAAAGTAGAAGCATACAAATTTTGATAGACATTTTCAATAGAATCTATATTAATCGTGGCTTGAATATTGCCTTTGTAAGACCTTATAATTATGCGACCCTGAGGAACGGTTATTTTAGAATAAAATCGTGTCAGTATGCCCGTAGAATCGCAAGGATTAGCAATGGTTAGCGTATCGTGGACCGAATCATATTTAGTAATTACTTTGTAGTCACGAATCGTATCAATACGAATCTTTTCTTTTTCGATTATGACCGATTTAGTTGGCTTGCAAGAATAAAAAAAGTTTGCAATTAGCAAACCGATGAGTAGTTGTTTCACGAAAAGTATAATTCAGATTCTGCTTGTCTTCTCAAGGTAAGTCCGTTAAGAACTTTGCCTCCACTTTTATTCCATTTTAAAAATTCTAATTTGATTAAAGGGTCATTTGGATTAGCATTGACTTTCTTTAATAATGTGCTTTTCTTTAAAGCGCCAGCGCCCACGTTATAGCAAAACGATACAAGGGCATCGAACTGATTTTGATTAATGTCATCACGACAAAATGAGTCAACGCTCCGTTCATAATGTTTAATTACATTTAAAAATATATCCGTTGCTCTCGCTTCACTTATTGGCGCATCAGTCATTTTGACTTTAGTTCCATCTTCGTAATAGGTGCAACCGATTGAAATGGTCGGTATGCCAGCTGGACATAAGTAAGGCTTGAGTTTAACTCCCTCAAACTTCTTTATTAGGCTTAGTCCTTTTTGGCTTATTTGGTTGACTTTCATCTAATTTTGCTCTTAGTTCTACATTCTCTGAACGTAGATTATGAATCTCAGTTGTTAAACTTTCGACCTTATCTTTTAAGTCGGCAACCTCTGCTTTTAAATCCGTTGCCATTTCTCTCCAAATTTTAATAGCTTCTTGAACATTAGTAATCTCAGTCGATTGTACCTCAACTCCTTCTTTCTTTCTGCCAAATAACCAAGTAATTAAAGAACCAAATAATCCCGTTATTCCTGGTATTATTACCTCTTCCCAATCATTCATTATTCGCCATCAGTTTCAGGTGCAACTTCTTCTTCGTCTTCAACCAATACTTCTTCTTCCTCTTCAATCAATACTTCTTCTTCTTGTACTGGAACGATTTTCTTTTCTTCTAAGCCTAATGTTTGTAAAGCCCATTTAACAATGAACGAGTCATCAACTCCCCATTGAGCAACGATTGGCTCAGGTATAATAAGATTACCTTCTTCAATCATAGGATTAAATTGGCTCATCAATTTGAAATACAAAGTTTGCTCAGGATTTTGAAGTGCATAATTAACGACCTTAATTTCTACTCGGTCTGCAATTTCTCTAACTCCCTTAACTGGCTCAATGAATACTATCATATTAGTCTTTAATAAATATCTCTAATAATTGTGCTTTCGCTAAAACGGTAAATGATTCGCTATCTTTTACGAATCCTTTTAAAGTTTCTTGGTCTGACTTGTCTAAATCTAAGACCTCGCCTTTAAATAATTTCTTTGCCCAATCCCAAAATTTAAGTGCATCTCCTTTAGATGCGGAGGCTAATGCGCCAGCTAACATTTTACCAGCATTACCACCCTCAAATACTTGGTCATCAAGACCGATAAAGTCAAAGTTAAAATCTAATTTCATTTGGTTGTTTGTTTAGTTTACAATTATAAATAGCTATTATTCAAAATTTTATTAATCTGGCCAATATCTGTATGTTCCATTTGGATTAAGTATTATTTTAAATAATACATTTCTTAGCTTTGGCTCATTATCATATATATTAACATAAACATCTTCTCTTGAATCAAATAATTGAAACCAAATATCACCTGGATTAACATAAGCAGTAGTAATATGCCTTCCTTTATGAAAAATTCTATAATAAATTCTTATCCAAAATGTCCCACTTGTTTGAAATGGATAATCTACATTTATATTACCAAATAAATTATCTCTTACTGCATTAAGTGCATACATATTACCAACGGCAGTAAAAGTATTTATGCCAGCATCGTAAGTCAATGGGAATTGTTGACTTACGGGAGTTTTATTATTAATCGAATAATCCCAAGTCAAATCATTAGTATCAATAGGAGCAATAACGTTTTGATTTGTATCTCTACAAGTTGCCGTTGCTAAAAATTGATAATTGTTAGCCCAATCAATTGACCTTTCATCTTCATGTACTTGAGTCCCTCCAACAAAACCTTTAAAATTTGTAAATTGTCTTCTTGGAACTACTTGACTATTTGAATTAATTATTAAATTATCAAAAGGTCTTCCCGATACGGGTTGTACTATTGAAGACATTCTATAATAATCAATAACTAAATTTATCCTGACATAAAAAATATATTGTCCTACGGGAACGGTTACATTACTACGTTGAAATATTAACAATTCATAAGGTAAAAGACCTTGAGAATAAAAAAAATAAGTTTCATTAATAAATACTGAAACGTGGTCAACAATTCTTAAATGGTTAGGTAAGGTAATTCGCATGGCTACCAAAGAAGAATTAGTACTTGGTTGGTTGCCAATTGTTAATCGATATACATAATAAGCCTCATCCGTAGGTATTGCAGTTATTGGTCTTGGATATTTAAAATTTTCATTAAACGAGTCAACTGAAAAAGCAAATGATGGTTGTCCAAATACATAAGTTGACACCGTATTACTTTGAGCATAATTATTTAAAATATTCCCTCCATAAGCAGAAGCAAAGTTTGTGTAATTCCCAACCGTTATTGCCCTAACCGTAAATACAAACTCGGCAAAGTAATCTACTGGTAATGAAGTAGAAGTTGTATAAGTTAAAGTCTTTCCACTAACCGTTAAACTAAATGGAATTGGAATATCAACCGTACTTACAAATTCAAATCCACTTGGCAAAACATCTGACATCACAATTTGCCCAGTTGTCACATTTGCCAAAATTCGCATTTGAATCCTTACCGTTCCCGATTGATTAAGATTAAATGAGTCTGGCATCGATTTCGATAATGTCATCTGAGGATAACCGTAAACACAAGTCCCGTATTGATTTGCAACCGATTGCCCATTAGCATCAAGCCATTGGTTACATAATGCAGTTGCCTGATTATTTGCATTAGTATCGGCATCAGCCTGACTTATTGAACTTGTATAAGTAGCCGTAAAAAAAGGCGAATAAACTTCTTGATATGAGCCTACTCCGTATTCCCCGCAGTCATTCTTTTGAATTGTACGGACTAATCTTTTAGTGACTGAACTTGTCCAAGTTTCTGCGCCACCTATTAAAGTAGTGGTTGTATTTGAGGTCTTAGAAATCGCTTCGCCTCCACCCGATACCGTTGCATAATTATAATACGTTGTCGATATAACTGGATTAACAATTAACTGAAGTACTAAGACTTCGTTTGGTTGTAAAACCCCGTTATAAGTTCCAAAGACATTATAAGAAAATATGCCGACATCGATTGAAACTTGCTGAACGGTTATATTCCATCCATCTCCACTATGAGTAATAAAATTTAATCCGTATTGAAAATAATCAGATATTTGAATAGGCGCAGTCGTTGCCGTTGTGCCATTGTTTACAATAGTTAAGTAATACGAATATGCTTGATTAAGATTCCCACCCGTAGGCGCCGATTTGCTAATCGTTAAATATGGATTAGGTTGGTTACATCGTTGACAATATAAATACCATTCAGTCGGAAATACCGTTGGTAGACTGCCGTCAGGTCTTGGAGTGTAATATTGATTTAATGGAATTGTTTGCCCACTAGAGTTTTGAAGTTGACCTTGTTCAGCAGCAGTAATAGAAATAGGGGGATTCGTTAAAGATTCCCCCGTCATTTCATTGTACACATCGGCAAAAGACATTGCCCCACTTCCTTGTAATGGCATCTATTTAGAAGCTAAAAGTGTTTCTAAATTTTTAATTTTAATATTTTGTTCTTTAATCGCTTCGATTAATAAAGCTGATATGTTTCCGTATTCAACACCAAGAATACCATTGTTACCTTTGTTTACAATCTCAGGAAGAACAGTTTGAATCTCTTGAGCAATAACCCCAGCGTGGCGCTTTGAATCATCTGCTTTAAATTCGTAAGTATATCCGTTTATTTGCTCTACTTTTTCTAAAGCATTTTCTATTTTTAAAAGGTTTTTCTTTAAGCTAATATCTGAGTTTGCAGTAATTGTTCCCGTTGCTCTTATTGCACCTGATACATAAAGACGTTCCCCATTGTCAGTTGAAGTTCCAACTAATACATTTCCCCCATCAGGGTTTAAAGATAGCCTTGCCCATGCAGTTAAAGCACTATTATGTCCACCAATACTTGGCGCTCCTCCTAAATTCCCAATAACCACAACATCACCTCCTCCGCTACCTCCTATTACTGCACTAATCCAATTTGTTCCATCTGATGCTATTCTTAATCTTCTATCTGGCGAAGTCGTTCCAATACCTACGTTGCCAGCAGAAGTAATTCGCATTTTTTCACTATTACCAGCATTAAAACATAAATCAGCACCAGAATTTCTACTATAAATTGCAGTTGTAAATAATCCTTGTCCATTAAATCCGATACCTTCGTTTTGTGGTACAAAGAACCCTGTTGCAAATACTGTACTCGAAAACGTGGCTGCTCCAGCGTTTGAAATTCTAAATCTTTCTATGTTATTAGTTTCAAATGTTAATGCAGTATTTGATACGTTTCTTATTCTTGCATATCCATTAGCATTATCATAACCCATTAATAAACCATATCCACCAGCATTATTTGATGCAAAATAGGCTTGTCCGGTTGTAGCTACTGCATTAATTTGAATAGGTAATAAAGCATCTGCGAGTAAAGATGTTGTTGATACTCCAATATTACTTCCGTTATCAAAAATTAAACTATTTCCAATTGTAGAACTTGAAGTAAATTTGGCTACATAATTAGTCGTTCCACTTAGCGCACTTGCCTTACCATTAAACGTATTCCAATCCGTACTTGACAAGAATCCCGATACTGATGAACTTGCTTGCTTAACTTGAATAGAAGTTCCAGCGCCAAGAACTGCACCCGTTCCTCCAGTAATTGTTAAGACCGAACTTGTCGCTTCGGTTAAATTACCACTTGTTAAGCTAATTACTCCAGTAGTATTATTATAAGATACTGCTCCACTTGCTGAAATCAATGCTCTTATACTTGAATCAGTATAAACCGTACCTGAGTAACTAATCGCACCCGTAGTATTATTATAAGTAATACCAGTACCTCCACTTAATGAAGTGTAAGAAATACCTCCAAGTCCAGCAAGAGTATATTCAGGCACGTTTATTACTCCCGTTGTATTATTGTAGGTAGATGCGCCACTATTCCCCGTAGTTGTCAAAGAAATCAATGCCCTAATCGATGAATCCGTGTAAACCGTGCCACTATAAGTAATTGCGCCCGTAGTCGAGTTATAAGTAATACCCGTTCCACCGCTAAACAAAGCACGAATCGAAGCATCAGTATAAACCATACCCGAATAAGAAATAACTCCCGTAGTTGAGTTATAAGAAATACCAGTTCCACCACTTAAAAACGTTGCAGTAATACCACCAAGACCAGCAAGCGTATAAGTAGGTACGTTTAGAACACCCGTTCCACTTGAATAAGTCGAAGCACCTGAGTTACCCGTTACCGTTAAACTAATTGCTGCCCTTGCCCTTGCATCAGTAAACCATTTATTAGTCGGAGTCGCTAATTCTTGAATGTCATCCGTGTCCAAAACAACCGTTCCAACTAAGCCGTTTACCGAAATTACTGCTCCACCAATCGCAGCTTGCAATTCAGCAATAGTCTTTTTAAATAGTTGCCCCGTAGTTGCATCTCCGATACCAAATAAATCGGTTGATAAAATTGAAGTCTTAGAGACTAATTGGTTTATTTTCTTATTTGCCATTTCTTAACTTGGATATGTAAAGTCGGTTGGTATTTGACAACGATTAGAAAGCATCGGATAAATAACCGTTATATCGGCTTTCACTCCAGCTAAATAATCCTTCTCGTTTTCAGTAAAAAATTCTAATGTAATTCCTTCGCCAATCTCCCAATTAAAATTTGGATGCTTTAGCATTGAAATAATATCTTGGCAGATTAGCAATTGGTCAGATAAAACCTCCGTTTCATTAGTCTCATCTTGTAGTTGCCTATCAAGAAAGAATAAACTAAATGACATACTTAATTCTTTGCCGTTTATTTGGCTTCCAGTCAACGAATAGAACATGGATGGATAAACATTATCAGGCTGAGAAAGAAACTCCCACACATCGCCAAAATAGACCGTATTAATTTGGTCGTGGCTTTGGGCAATATCCCTTATCAGCTTGATTGTTTGATTTAATGTCAGTTGTTTTATTGCCATTTTGTTGTAAATAAACAATTAGTTTATTAATGTTTTTGGTTGAGAATGCTTTTGGCATATTTTATTAATTGCAATGTCCTTTACTTTTCATAACGTGCTGAGGATAAGTCATCCCAAACAAACTATTCTCATCGCCTAAGAAAATACTTGATTGATAGCCATCTTTCTCAGGGTACATTGTATCGACTCCCGTGCCTGGATTAATATATTCAGGAAACAAATTGCTTGTGCTTACCTCTTGTAAGTACTTAATCATTCTTTGCTTGTAAAACTCTGCTCTTGAGCGATAACGGTTAGCCACATCGATTAAATCTTGCATATTAGGCTGGTCGCTATTATCAGAAGTCTTTCTTACCAATCCTTTGTTATAAAACTGAAAAGATAAACCTACTGGCAACTCTGATAATACATAATAAACCAAAGTGTCGGTTACATAGTCATTTAATAAAGCCGTTTCAACATTGCTCAACGTAGCATTTTCAATACCCGTTTGAAGTTTAACATATAAAGCCGTTCCCAAAGCTGGCAAGATATACATATCCTGGCAGGTCTTGATTTCTGGCATTATCAATTTATCATCAATATTAGAATGGACCGAAGTTCTTTCCTTAATTGCATTTGCTCCTATAAATAATATATTCTTCATATTAACCTTTCTTTATAACCGTTTGAGCAAACCACCGATGTCTGCAACTTGGAGAATGATTGCCATTTGGTTGAGTCCACCAACCGCCTCGCCTATCAAATACGCTATATCCTAATCGTGCTGATATTGCTTCAATCTCTGCTCTTGAATATAACCTATCTAATTGCATTAATCTTGTGCAGAAAAAACGACTTGGATGGTCCGCAGAATTACGTTCATTGCTTGGAATATCTGACCTCCATTCATATGAATACCGAACCATAAAACTTGTAGTTGTTGGCTTAGGCGCATTCAATTCGGATAATGGCTTTGATAGTTTCCTTTCAGTGATACCTCTTGAAACTGAACTTCCAACTATGCCTCTTTTTTCTAAGCCATCTAAGACACGATTTACAATATCTTTGTCCACTCCAATAGTTCCAGCAATAACCTCAGCAGTTATTCTTTTATCCTTTTGAATCAAGTCCAATATATTAGCCTCTAATCCTGATAATGCTTGCTCGGCAAATTCTAAATGCAAAGCCTCCTCTAATTCATTCGGAACTTGACTAAATACCTCTCTTGATTTAAAGATTGAATAGTCTGCCTTAGAAACACCAAATTCTTCGAATACACTTACAACCTCATCTTCGCTAAACTTAAAGCCACTTGGCGCAGTTGGAATATTCTCTCCACCTTGCTCGGGTATTAAACCAACCAAAGAACGAATTTCGTTTGCAGTCATTGACTCAAGTACCTTATTAGCAACCAATGGACTTAATGAATTAATCGCATCAATTACATCCTGAGAAGTTGAAGAAGTTTTAGCCTCCAATGCTGGCGCTCCTAACTTTTCACGAATCTCGTCTTTTGTTAAATTTGCTGCAATGATTGCTTCGCCAAACTCTATGCCAATCGGCTCGACTGGAACGATTTGGAGTTCACTATTAGCACCGTGTAATTTGGCAAGTAAACTGAATACTTGCTCAAGAAATATTTGCTTATCATTTACGTAAGTATTTTTAAAAATCTCGTAAGAATCTCGCATTTGTTGGCGAGTTCCCAATTGACCTGGAGTTGAAATACCAAACAAATCGGGAGCAGTAATCTGATGCCCAGCAAAGATATTTTGCTGAATCATTTTATCTACATTACCGAAATCTTCTTTAGTAATATCCGAAGCACCTAAATCCTCAATGACTGGCTTTCTTGAAGCATCATTAACAAATGAAAGTATAAACTTTTTGCCATCACTACCCGTAAACCTATCAGTAAACTTTCGTTCAATTTGGCGCTTCTCGTCATCCGATGGCTCGCCATTTGGTAACGTAATTAATTTAGATGCACTAAATCCCGTTTGAGCATTACCTAAAACGTGCTTAGATATTTCAATATCTGATTCAACGTAATTTAAAGCACCGAAATAACCTGGCAATGCATAGGCATTCAAGTTAGGTCGATACTCCTTTAAATACATTATCTGAGTGCCTTGTCGTAACTGAGAATTAAATCCGTTGTAAACCTCTCTTTTGTACTTCCTATCTTCCCAATTCTCTGAATACCAAAACTGAGTATTATCAGCATTTGTACGAATCTTAGTATAATCAACGTGATAAACCTCAGCAAGATTTTCACCCGTTACACTCCATATAATTTGCAAGTAAGCGCCTCCAAATAACTCAATATCAATAGATGCCTTTCTTAATACTTCGGTCAACGACTCCACTCGGTTGGCTTGTGCGATGAATTGTTCACCAATAGGGTCAACGCCCTCTTTGATTTTGAAGCCATTCCCAGTTATGTAGTTGACCTTACCTTTAATTATCGCGTTATGCTTGGCAGACTTATTGTATAAATCGACCAAATAGTTAGGATAATCATTCTTTTTCCCGAACTCAATATAACCTTCTCCTTCGCCTTTCTTCTCTCGGTATTCGGGTTGCCTTGCTTCCGCAAAGGTCAGGACCATTAATTGATTGCTCATATATCTCTTACTTTGTAAGTGTTTGTTTGGTTGCTATATGTTGTAAAACTAAATTGACTCGTGTCATTTAATGTCGCTTGTCCACTTTCAACCATTGAAGTAGCATTTGCTGGTATTAAATTAGAAGTAGAAACTTGCTCATAAATCTGATATGACCATTCGCCTGGTAATTTCCCCGTAAAATAAGAATTTACCGTAATATTAAAAGCATTAAATCTTTCTTGGTATGTAGATAAATCGGCACTATTTAAAATTACAAAAGCAACCGTTTCATTTGTATTTCGTGACTTAAAATAAAATAACCAATTAGGCGAAGTAAGTGTTGCCTTCTCGCTTAATGTTAAAATTATCTTATTGACTTGACCTTTGATTAAATGTATCATCTAATATAAATAGCATTAACAAAATTGTTTATATAAAAAAAGGGGAAGCATCTGCTCCCCCCTTACCCGTCAACCAAACGACTATCTTAAGCGCCTGGAGTAGTCAATGCGGTATAAACGCCTGAAGCTACCGTAGGTGCTAATTCTTTCTCTTGTGCGGAGAAAGTCAAAGTATAACCTGAACGGTCTCCTTGAGCAGTTCCAGTTGCACCGTTTCCACCAGTGATGTTAATGCCGTTTAAACGACCTAACAACCAAGTGTTATCATTATTGTCTTTTACAACACATAACAACGTATTCTGAGCCAACAAAAGAATTTCGTTTCTTGTTGACACTTGTAATTTATTCAATACTATCGATAATTCTTGAGCATAGAAAACCGTACCATTTTGGACGTTAGCATTAATGTTTTCAGTCAAAGAAGCAGTACCAGGTACTAACTCATATTTCCAAAATCTTTTACCAGCTACTTTAGTTAATGCTGAAACCGAACCCGAAGCAACGGTAATTGCACTAATATTTCCTTTTTCGATAAAATACACTTCTGTTATTCCACCTAATGAATCACGACAATCTAAAGAATATCCTTGAGTTAAAGCACACGGCATAATTATTTTTCTTTAAAGTGTTAAAAATTCGGGCAGTCACAACCAAGCAATCTGCCCGAACTTATTTGTAAGATTATTAAGCTAAGATGAAATCAACCATCTCATCAGGGAATGCAAACTGCACACCGAACTTAAATGCTGCCATGAACTTAATGTTCATTGCATATGGGTCATGCAACAATTCGAATTGCTCTTCCTCGTTTAACAAGTCAGTACCGATGAACAAGTTAGAAACTCTTGAAGCATAAATCTTAGAAGTTCCGTTCAATCCTTGAACTGCGATAACCTTGATAGTAGTACCTGGCAAAGTTAATTCTCCAGTTGCAGCACCATCAAAAGTGTAAGCAAACAAGTTAGCATTTTTCAATGCGATTGTGTAAGTACGGAATACATCGTTTCCAACAAAGATAGCAACGTCATCCTTATCAACAATTTGCGCTGGAATAGCCTTGTAAACTGAATCCAAAACTGCAATCACGTTTGAAGTAGTGATACCAGCAGAAGCAGCCAAAGGAGTTCCGTAATAAGTAGTTGTGTTAGCGTGAACAACTGAAGCAGAAGCAGCAGCAACTAATTTCACAAAACCATCAAACTTATTCAAGTTACCATTTGCAGAAGCAGAATCTCCAGTCCAAATAGCAGTTTCTAATTGAGAAGAAATACGAGACGCTTTCTTAGAAGTATAATCAGCAGCGAAAGCGATTGAATCGTAAGTGCTTCCAGCAGATAATGCTTTTTGTAAATACTTAGACTCTAATCCTTTTGGACATAATGCCTCTTGTACCTTAATTTTACCAACCGTTACACTACGCTGAGTGAAAGTAGTTGTACCTGATGCGTTGAAACCGCAATCGCTATCATCTTGAAAGAAAGCATCAGTATCCATGATACCAATTTTCTCAGAAGATTTTACTCCAACTAAAACGTTTCCTTGAGACTTAATCAAAGAAGCAGTTTTTGAGCCAAGAACTGAAGACGTTACTAATAATGCTTCGTTTTCTTTGGCGTAATCCGTTAATGAACTTACAACAAATGCCATAATTTTTCTTTTTTAAAATTTTTAATTTAAAGTTTTTACTCTTTCCAAGAATCGCTCTATCTTGTCAGCCTTTGGCTCAACGATTCTAAAGTTATTTTTTGGGTTTTGAATTGGGTCAGCAACTGGAGTTTTTGAAAATCCTTCCAATACGCTTAGCATTTCACTAAATCCTTGATTAAACTTGCTCTCTAATTCTCCTAACTTGTTTTTCAAAGCCTCATTCTCGGCTTGCAAGTAAGAAATAGTTGAGTTCATTTCATCAAATTGAGAATCTGCTTCCATTTCCATAGGAGCTTCTTCTTCAGATGGTGCTTCAGCCTGAGGGGTTTCAATTCCTTCAACCTTTCCACCAACGACAGAAATCATAGTTCCATCAGCTAATTCATACTCGCCATCGGGAGCAGAAACTGAGTTACCTGATTCATCAACAAGCATAGCATCTCCACCAATCTCCAAACCTGATAAGTCAATCTTACTTCCATCTTTAAGGTCGTAAGTTTCAAATACCAATTGAGTAGCTGGCTCTGATGCAATTTCTTCAGTTTGCTCAACGGTATTATCCGCTAACAAAACTTTAATTTTTTCAATTGCTTCTGAAACGTTCATAAATTGTTTTTACTATTGTTTGATTATAAATACTGATACTAAAATACTTTATCCTTTAAACTTGTTCTAAAATCGAACATATCTCCGACCATAGCGATTCCTCAACGCTCATCGGTTGCTTTTCTTTCTTATAATTAAATATGCCCTCAACACTAAATCCTTTAAACTCCCCTGATTTAATCTTATTCCAAACCGATTCGTTTTCGACTTTAAAACTTCCAAACCAAGAACCTTCAGGTGCATCCTCAAATCCTTTCATTGCCATTACTCCCCGTGATGAATCCACAATAAACGATTCGTACATCGTTACTCCTTCAACTGCTAAAGCCTCATCGTGCATCAAGTTTACGTTTGACTGATAACCTTTCTTAAAGAACTTTTGCGCTATCTTCTCAATCGTATCTTTTGTAAACGTAACGTAATACTCGCCATTTTGGTCATTGCGATAAATAGGAGTTTCAGCCAACATCAAAGGACCTGAAACAATTCTTCTATCCTCTGATTGAATAACAAACTTAGCCTTGTCTTCTTTAAACTTTAGGAAATCTCTTTCTATTGCTGGTCTGTCTACCAAAGCAACGAAGTCAACCTCAACATCATCGTTTAAATCTTCGCTTATTTCTAATTGATAAATTGGTAATTTCATATTATTTGTTTTTATATTCTTGCAGAGTTTTCAATTCTTCTTATTCTTTTTTGACTTCCCGTAATATCTGATTCAACTACGTAGGCTCTTGCTGCCACGTTTCCAATTGCATTTAAAGAAGTTTGGTCTAAAGCCGTTGGCGCATTAGGAGTAAAACTCGGAGGTACTGGTGCTGCCGATAGTCTTGCTCCGCCTCCGCCTCCACTTGAATCAGTAACTCCAGGCATACTTGGTAATGGAGTATTAATAATTGATTGAACACTTAATAAACCTTGAGCGATTGTCGCTGCCGCTGCAATAAAGTTAAATGGCGGAGGCAATTTCAAAGCAGCCGTTGCTCCAACATAAGTGTTAATCGTAGCATCTGCAATACCTAATGCCTTGCCAGCAACCGTACCTTCTCCAGCCAATTGCATTCCAGTACGAAGAGCATTGCTAACAATACCTAATTTTTGCTCTTGAGTTAATTGGGCAATCTTTACTTCGGCATCAGCACTTGCTTTAATTGACCTATCCATTGCAGAAGTTACTAATGCTACGGTCTTAGGCTTATTGTTTTGAATTACATCAAAGACATTCTTAACATCTTTTAATTGTTTTACTTCAGACTTGGTAGATTCTCTTTTAATCTTATCAATTTCTTCAGCCGACTTTCTTGTTAATTCTGCTTTTAATCTTTCGTTATCAGCAAATAAAGTTAAATCCGCTTCTAATTGTTGTCTTACTTTTAATATCTTTTTTTGCTCATCCGTTAAGTTAGCCTCCGCAAGTTCTTCTAATCTTTTAATTCTTGCATTCTCATTCTCAATCTCTTTATCAATCTTTTCGTTTTGATTTTTAAGATATTCATCATCGCCTTTCTTTTGGGTAGCTAAAACGGATTTTTTATAATTGCCTTCAATAACAACTAAATCATTTTTTGCATTAGCTAAATTCTTTGTTTCTTCTTCACTTAATTTTATTCCATTACGTTTCTTTGCCTCAAGTACATTAATATCTTCTTTCGCTATTTGCTTACGTTTCTCAGATAAATCTTTCTCAGATGCGCCTTGTGATTCAAGAACTTTTAATTCTCTTTCATATTGCTCTTTGCGACCTTTAGAATTTTTAGCATATATTTCAAGCGCCCTATCGGTTTGGGAAGTAATGCCTACAAAATCAGTTACTTTTGTAACTATTGCGCCAATGGCATTAGCTACAAGACCTAAGCCTGGCACTAATTTTAAAACTGCTTCCCTTACTTTATCAAAGTTGGCAATCAATAAACCTAATCCAATTGCCAAAGCACCAATACCCGAAGCAATGATAGCGCCTCTAAGAGTAGTAAATGCTTGCAATACCTGAGTTTTAATTACTAAGGCTAAGTTTTTAAAACCATCGATTGAGCCTAATATTGTATTTAAGCCTTCAGAAAATGCTAATGCACCTTGTACTTTAAGTAATTGCTTTTGTACGTTTTCTGATTCTACTCCAAACAAAGCTAATGCTCCTTGCGCTCCAGCAAATGCTCCAGCAACTCCTTGAATAGATTGACCAAATGCTTTGAATTTAGCATCAGGATTGAAAGCATCAATGGTAGCTTTAGCATCGCCAATACGGTCCTTTAACTCGGCTGCTCTTTTGGCTGCATTCGCTATCTCTTGAGCAGAAGCGCCAGCAGTATTTTGTAATCGTGCTAATTCTTGAACCGATTCTCTTAATTGACTTCGTAAACTTCGTGTGTCCGCTACTAAATCAATACCAACCTTTGCGTTTTCAGCCATCTCTTAATTTTAATAAAATAATTCAATTACTCTTAACAATTCACATTTGGTTGTTTGGGGAATGCTTGGATTAAAATCAATTACTTTATTTAATCTCCACAAAGCGCCATCGATATAAATCAATTGAGAAAAATCAAGTGAATAAATATCTTGTACGGTTAAGTATAAATAGCAACTTAGAAGCTTACTATCTTTGTTTATTATTTCAGCTAAATATTCATCCCACCACGAATTAAATAAATTAGCCGTAGGATAAGGATTTAATAACGTAAAATAAAATTCATTAGGCACTCCAAAATTAATGTCAATCGTTGGCTCTAATGGGTCATCTAAATGCCCAGCATATCCGTAAGTTGATAAATGCCCAGCTGTTAAATTACCGTTACTTGAACTGCCTTCCCCACTATAATAATCTTTAATATGATAATTTGAAGTTGAGACACTTTTAAAAATCATAATACGAATATTATTATCTTTTCGCTCTTGAACTCCATTGGATTCTTTAAATAAATTTGCCCTTAATTTATCATCATTAATATCCTCAGTTAAAATACTTGGGCTAAATATTACTTTTACTTCCGTTCTATCTTCAGCAAATTGATAGCCAGTATCCTCTTTCCTATCGCCATAAGATTCATTGTATTTCTTATTATATGCCTCATTATAGTAATCATCGTCCTCAGTATAAAAGAAATCGTAATACCGAGCATTTAATTCCGACATTGGCTTAATAGAAATCTCTCTTGAATAGTCTACTTTATTCGACCAATCAATTGATTCAGCTATTGGGTCAGATAACAAAAGTAAACCCGTAGAATCTCCAGGCTCTCCGTGCAATAATAATTCGCCAACATCGTTTACCTTTAAAAACCCAGCGCCTTTACGATAAAATTCTATGTATGGTTCAATTAATAAATGAGTTGTTTTTTGTGGGTCTTCATAAACGTATAAATTAAACATTCTACAAATCGATGTAAAAAAATCTTTTTGTTGAATCCCTTTAGGTAAACAATTACCAATTGAAATATAATCGCCTTCTTCTGCTAATGCAACTTGAGGATAATCAGCTACAAATTCAAATGATAAATTAGGGTCTAAAGTTACATATTGTTCAGAAGCGCTAAAACTTGCAAAAACATTTATATAATCTGTATTATCTAATGATGTTGATATAACCCAATCAATGTCAAAATTTTGATAATCGTTGTAAGATGTAAATTCTTCAACATATAATTCAGTTGTATTTTGATAAACGTAAACACTAAAAGTACCTGGTCTTGATAATGATATTGTACCGAAAAGTCTTAATTTCCCAAGAGTTCCATTTGTGCCAGCAAAAGTAAAAGTTTGATTATCAACATCTTTCGTAAATAATACTAAGTTTACTATGTTTAGAAACCTAAGTGTTTCTCCAGCAGAAGTGCTTGCTCCAGCATCAATCGAATAATTACCCGAAACTAACAATAAATTACTTGCTAATTTCTCAAGATTTGCCTTGTTATTTGGTATAATTAATGATTTAAAAAAAGGCGTATCAAAAAAAGCAGAAGTATACGTGTAACCTGAAAAATCAATAATTTTATCTATCAATTCATGTACAAAAAATGCTGGTCTAAAAGCATTTATATGCCAATCTTTATTATTTTTTTTACATAATCCGTAATCAATTAATGGATAAACAATTCCTAATCCACTTGCCACACCTGAAGCAGTCCAAGAATTTTCAATAGTTTCAACATTCCAATATTCTTCGTATGAATTAGTGAAATGAGCAATGACATCAGGGTCATTTAATACCTTGTTCCCAATGGCGGAGGCAAAGCCACCTAACTCCCCAAATACTGCGCATTGATATTCTATTACACCGTTCTGAATGGTTATCTCCAAAAGGCGAAGAACTCCCTTAAAAACTTGTATCTTATTGACAAATATCTGACAATTTGCTTGCTTGGTCGGGTCAAAATTATAGCCAACATTTGGTTCATTAGGGTTACTAAAACCGTAATTATTACCGCTGGTAAAATTATAAATATGACCAAACACTTTATTATTGTTTGCGTTACCAGGTACGTTAATCGTTTTTGAATAGTTCGTATTCCTCGAAGAAAAGTCTTTAATGTCATCTATTGCGTAGTTTAATTCTGCTCCTAAATCCTCGAATAAATCGAGTCGTTGTTGTTCAACTATTATTTCAGTTATCATTATCTAAATTGGCTATATTGTTTTTGACCTAAATCAAATTGAAGTTGATAGTTAAATAATTTATCTGAAGTACTTACTTTCTCTTGGTAGTTTGTGTCCTTCATTACAATTGGATAATAATCACTTGTACCTCCATTAATGATTTGCAAATAAACCTCGTTAGATGCAAGCAATTCAGAGCCAAGAGCATAATCTATTGCTGAAACATAATCACTCGTTACAAGGTAACTCCAATCGGTTTGAGTTGATAATGCTTGCACACCACCGTAATGAACACCCGAACTATTCTTATGGGTCATTGTCGCAGCGCTTCTTTGATATTCAGCAGTCTGATAAGTCGTTCTTTTAAAATTCTTTTGTTGGCGATTAAGTAAGCGAAAAGCATAAGTGTCATAACCTCCGAATTGATTTTGAAATATTAAATTGATAGGCGTAAATCTTGGCGCACAAACTTGCTTAATTGTTATTGTATCTGAGCCAATCGTTACATTATATCCATATGTTGCACTTGTAATAAATGAACTACCTAAATAAGTATTTATTGCCGTAGGACTTAAATCTAAAAGCAATGATGAAAGACTTGATAACGTTCCGCCCGTTGAAGAACTTCCGCTATTACTGCCATCCTCATTTATCTTTTGAACCGTTGCCGTTACTGCTGATAAGTTTGCATTGAAATAAGTAATAAATAACTTCTCTCCACTAATTACCTCGCCAGCCGTTCTATCTCTTGTCGTTAAGAACTTATTTGCATAAGTAGAAATTGAAACTCTAAATGGATTGAGAGAATAATTCCAACCTTTAGAACTTGCTGAATCTTGATTCATTATAGGCTCTTGCCCCAACCATTCTTCTCCAAATATTAACGTGTAGTCCACGAATAAGAATGAGCCAGCATACTGTAAGACTGAACTTCCTGATGGGTTAAAACCGCTTCCAAGATAGTTTCTGACAATGGGAGCGACATCAAGTACACCATAGTTTCCTGAGTCGGGATAATTTTTAAGTGTGGCAACGGTTGCGCCACCAATTTGTAAATCAAATACATATTTGAAGGATGATTCTGATACATTTCCTGAAGTTGCTATATGCCATAAACTATCATGAGCCGATGAGTAAGATGGTGGAACGTATACGCTTGTTGCCATTATTTCTTAAATGTTTGTGTTATTGTTAATGCTATATCTTGTCCTAATGCTTGGGATAATTTTGCTTTAAAATCTTCTCCAAATGCTTTTTGTTCATTATCATCAAAAAACCCTACTCTTCCAATGCCTCGTTCTTTAATTCTTTTAGCAGTATTTTTAGCTATTGCCAATAACTTCTTTTTTGGGTCAGCAGCATTTGTAAGTGTTTTTCTTTTTATCTGCAACGGACTTAATCCTTTGCGTTGGTCTTCATTTTTAATATAATTCTTATGCCTTAAATACCATTGAAGAATTGCCTCAACCATATTTTTAGAAACGCTTAACGTTCTAAATTTATAAGGCGAATTTGGTTGACCGCTTTTTAATCCTTTTACTCCTTTGTTTTGAAAATCATAATATTTACTTGCTGGATTTGATTCATCGTATCCAATTGTTAAAGTATATTTATTGCCTTTTTTATTAATTGCTGAAACGGAAATATCACTCATATTCCCCCTATCAACTTTTCCTTTAGCATTTATTCTTTGCTTTGCTAATAAAATAAATTTATTCGCAGCATCATACATAACTTTTTCAACCGCATCTAATTTTAATGCGCCTTGAGAACTTTCGCCTCCTAAATCAAAATTTTCCCCTAATGATTCTTGTGCTTTAAGAATGCTTGCCATATATCTGTTTCATTTGCTCCCTATCAAAACTATTCTTTGCCTTAATATAACTTAAATCGTTTAATGCTTGAATCGTTGGCAACTCAAAAGCATCTGCTAAATTTATTCTTTCGTGTTCGGCAATGATGGTAGCTTGGTAAATCCATCCATAACGTTGCATAAAGCCATTATCGTTACCTCTGCTTCTAATTTCTCCATCC